TCTTTTACCGTGAACCGTACATCTTTTACCGTGAACCGTGAACCGTGAACCGTACCCCGTGACCCATGCTTCGCTTATGTCACGAGGTATTTTTACCCTAACTCCTAACTCCTAACTCCTAACTCATCGCCCCTTCTCGTTATAATGCCTCCGCTGCCAATGAAAAGGATTCAAGTCCAAATGGTCTAAGTGGTCACACCGATTCACCCACGTTGCCCCGAATAGAACCGCACTCGGGTTCCACTTCTTCCCATCGAGGGAGAGCCGCCCTCTCGGGTTTAACCAAGCCCCTGTGGTTGCCAAATACCCCCAAGCCGACCAATTTCCTGTGTACACCCATTTCATGTTCCTACTGTGCAGACCTACACCCTCAAGGTCAGCAGAAGGCGGTAATTCACTGGTTGAGCTATTTTTCCCCTCACCCTGAGCCTCCAACATCTTGGTCAAAGGGTAAGCAATCAAGTTAACACCCTTCCTAACATAAGCTAGATTAGGGATTAGGGAGAGAGTTTGGCTGTCCCCATTATACCCATTGTCACCGTTCCTTTTAGTCTTGAAAGGTGAACTGTTATGCGCTCGAACGAACAAGGGAGGCAGTTTAGGGTTGTCTAAATCAGGGAAACAACCCTTACCCACCTTCCCCTGACCCGTTAACCATCTCAAGATACTCGGCATCTTTGACACGCTCTCTTTAATCATCTCATCGGTTATCTCGAACGGATAAGTTCTCTCAAAGATAGCTTTTGCAAGACGCAAGTCCTTAATAAGCATCCCTGCATTAGGGAAAAACAAACACAATCTTTTAAGGTGTTGCTCCAACGCTTTTTGCTGCACCTTAACAGAGGCAAAGGTGAAGTCTTCGCCATCTATTACCATTTTTAGGTCTAAAATCTCCGCTAAAAGGTGTTTTAGACCCTCGTGAGGAGTATTTTCCATCAAAAACTGCTGTTTTTTAGGGTCTTTTGTCAGAAAAATAAGCTCTCTCGTGGTGTTTTCAGGCAAAAAAGCCAGCACTTTAGCTAGTTTTTGGGCAGGGTATTGCGCTATATCAGCCGCTTTTAACCCGATAAACTGCCGACTTTGAAACGCTTTGTCCTCCTCAGTGGTCGTGTCCCACTTAGTCGCATTGCTAATAAACAGCTCTTTTCGAGGTGTTTGTTGGTTTTCAACTTCTTGCTGGCTTACATATTGGTTTTCAACTTGTTGCTGGTTTTTAAGTTGGCTTTGGTTCATTACAGGTACGCTCCTTCCCCATAAACATGGCCTTCCCCATAAACATGGCCTTCGAGTCTAATAACATCGGCCAAGTCAGTCATGTCCCCGAAGACGATTGTCTCGTAAACTTTTCTCGACCAAAATTTCAACAAGCTTAGTTCGTGCAAGGCAGTCATCTCGGAAGGACGAGTTAACTCCTTCAGGTATTTTCCATGCAGAGGCAAAGTCTCGGTATCCGTCAACACCATGATGAGGGGTCTCTCGCGGGGCAGTCTCACCAGTTCGCGTAACCGACCCCGTAATGCGGTTGATGTTGTCACCAACGGGAGCAAGTTTGTCTTCGTCAAAGCGGCTCTGAAGTCTGTAAAACCCAAGGCATGAGGCTCGCGTGTGTGCCATATTTCAGGTTCCTTATCCAAGATAATCACAGGTGGAATGTCACCCAAATCCACTAAATACGGGATAGGGAGTAAGGGGCGGATTCTACGATAATCCTCAATGCTAAACTCCGTCCAAAGTTCATCATCTATTAAGTCCAGTTTATTCTGCGTCACTTGAAACAGACTAGGTAATCGCGCATTTTGTTTGCTAAAGCCTTTGTCTTCAAAATTAGGGTTTAAACCAATCGTGGAATGTCCAAGATTTAAACGGACAGAACCTGTACGAAAATTAACTTCTACGCCAAGAGTTGCTAACATGGTTAGTTACCTCCTTTCTTAGGGTTGATACCCACACCGAAGTAGATAGCCGAGCCTGTGTCCTCGTCCACTTGAATCTCAAACCCAAGTGTTAGGCTCAGTTCACGCATACGCGACCTAAATTCGCCGATGTTCAACATCTTCACGGTGCCATGTGTCAGCGACCATGACCAAAACACTTCATAAATTCTCTTTTCAGTAATCTGTAGATTCGGTTGAAAGCTAAGTTCATTCGAGTTCTTCACAAACGCACGGACTACATTATTGATGCAAGCCATTTCTTCCATAATCGCTTCATGGCTTTTTGGTAAAGTGTACCCTTGCTGCGCCCGTAATCGTGGCATGGCTTGAATCGCCCACGCTGCTATCACTTCACGCTCAGCCAAGATAATTTTACCTGCAATGTCAATTTGGACTTTCGACTCAGGCACAGGGTTGTTAAAGTTTAGGATTAACCATCTACGGGTAAAGCCCTCACTTGTGTCCCGTGTCTTCGGAATATGGTTACTACCAAACCAATGTGTTGCTGTTATTTGCGACCTATAAGGCTCGCCATACGGCATCCGACACGTGATTTCCGAGCCATCTACGATGTCTTTAAATCGCTGCCCATCAATTTTACGTTCCTCAGATAACTCACCCGCGATATTCAGTAATTTGCCTACCATGTGCGCGGGCGTATAAGGCTCGCTCCATGCGTTAGGGTTTACAGCACTTCGCGCTTCGTCACTAACCAAGGCACTGGCTATGTTGAGAAGCTGACTCTTCCCTGACTTTGCAATGCCATGTAGGAGGATAACTCGTTGAAAGCGACTACCCCAACCAAACAGAGACACCAGCAGGGCTTCTTGTAACGCTTCAACTTTTTGCTTAAAGTCAGGGTCACTACCCCAACACGTTTCCAAGAAGTCAGAAAACAAGGGTGCTTGATGGTGTAAGCTAATCGGTTTCTCAGGAGCCAAATATCTAAACGGTAACGTGTACGTCATACCAAACTCGGCTTTGTGTGGCAACAGGCGCAAGTCTTCAGTTAAAAACCCATTGACGAAGTTAACACCTTGCAACGGAGATTTTTTCAAGTCTTGAGGACTTAAACTTTGCATTAAACTCAGTATGCCTTTCATGTCGCCATTACGCTTTGCCGCCTCGTAAGAACCATAGTTTTGGCTAATGTGGCGAATCAACCAAGCATCTTTGATAACTTCCCAATTACTACCGTTAAACTTCCAAAAGTGACCTTTGTCGAAGGCAAAATCAAACAAGTTGGCCATATCTTCTAAAACGGCTTCGGCAATCTCGGTATGGTTCGCACCTGCCATGCCCTCTTCGCGTTTAATTTCGTTAATTTGCTTATTTAAGGTGCCTAATTTTACTTCTAAGCCGCCCTCTTTCACAATCAGCGATAAAATACGGTCAATTTCCAAGCGGTTAAGATTCTTAGAATAAGCAATTTTGCGTAAAATCTTATCAGCAGCTTCCATACTAATGGCTGTACCTTGTCCCTCATCTTCAATAAACTTTTCCTTTAAGAAGTTAATAATGTCAATGCAAGGCCACTCTTCAGTGTCACGGTCAAAGGTTACACCAAGATTAGATTTTTCTTTGTCACTCAGACCTGTGTCCCAGCCCTCAGGTAAGATTTTCTTTTTATCTAACACATCTCTGCTAAGGAAACGGATTAGGTTTCGTTTATGCTTTTCAATATCCATTGCATCGCCAACGACATTTTGGATAAATTCATCAGCATAAGATTGCAGCATACCTAACGCTTCTAACAGGGTACGCTCTCCACGCATGACCGCCATAGCAAACAGCCCTGCCTTCTCTGTCAAGTTAGTATCACGGCTACCTGAGCTAATGTACTCGGTTAATTTGCTATGGCCACTGCGCGACAGGATGATGCCGTAATCTGTGATAACTGCCCGTAACTTATCTTCAATATCCGAAGGCAACGAGGCTAAGTTATCCACAACATCAAACAGGTTGCAGTTTGCGGTATAAGGCATCTTGGTATCAGGGTGAATACTCGGCGGTAACACAACTTGTGTTTTTTCGCTAAGTAATTCACAAATCGTTTCGCCTGTTGCTGTTTTAATACGGAAGGTTTTCTGACCTGTGTACTTATAAGCTAGGACTTTGCCTTTTTTACCATAACGAATCCAACTACTTGGCGGCAAGGATGACTCAATTAAACGAATCAATTCCTCGTCTGTCGTGTCAATGTCCAGTGCCACGACACGCGACTGTGCACCTAACGGTAAACCAATATTACCTGCAGGTATTTGAGTTAACCAATAATGTTGAGTGCCTTCGTCAGGCATCGAATTGTGGTGTAGTTGCCAACCTTGTGGAAAAGGCATTTTCGACATTGGCCGTAACGGGATGACAGGCATCTTCGCCGCCCAATACTTCGGGGCGTTATCTGCAAATATATTTTTTGACATGAGGGTCTTCTTTTAAGATGAGGTTTTAAATCGAGCCAAAAGCTTCTTCATACTTGATAATCAAGTCGTTTATAATTTCATCAATACCTTCAGGAAGGGTTTTTAATTCTGCTTCATAAAGTGGATAGTTTTCAATATACGGTTTCTGAGTTACGGGGTGAATACTTGGTGCTAGAACAACTTGCTGCCCTTCGGAGAGAAGTTCACAAATTAAAGTTCCTCTTTCACCGTAAAGCCGAAAAGGTTTTTCACCTGCATATTTAAAAGCTAGAGCCTTACCCTTGGCTCCACAGCGAATCCAAGTGATGTAATCTTGTAAATGAGTTTGGATGAAAGCCGATAGACTACTATCTATATCAATATCCAAAACTACCACACCCGATAAGGGGCCAAGAGTTAGTCCAATGTTACCTTTAGCATGAACAGCTAACCAACTATATTGGGTAGAAGCATCAGGAAACTCCTTGCAGTAGCGACTCCACTCAGGAACGGCAGGGGTTTTACTATTTGCGTAGAGGGGTACAGCAGGTAAATTAGCCGCCCAGTAAGCAGGGGCAGTTGCAGCAAATATGTTTGTAGTCATAGCTTTTTACTCTTGAATGGAGGTTTTAAATTAAAGTAAGTTTTCCAAGTCTTGCATAAACTGATTGCGTTCATCAGGGGTCAAGTAAGCTTGTAATGTTTTGATAACAAACTCACGGAACTGACCATATTTTTTCACTTCACTTGCACGTTCTAGTTGAGAGAGCAGTTTCTCGAGTAACTGGGTACGGGTCTTAATGGCATTAAGAATCTCACCTGTGTCTAACGAACCATCGTTTTCAACAGTGAAGTCCACAAGTTCATCGTAGAGAGAGCGTGTCTCCGCTTCCAAGTCCAAGGGGGTGTCGGAGGTGCGTTCAGAACGCTCTTTTTTTAATTTACTGACACTACCTGTGAAAAGATGTCGTAAATTTGTTATTATCTCATCGGAGTAGTTAGCGTCATCAAGGTAGGTTAGCCCCTCAGCTTGAATAGCTGCCTTAATAACGAGCAAAGCACGAAGCGTCCCCTCTTGGACGGGGGGGTAATAGGTGTTGGCCATTTAGGTGTCCTCTTGGTGTTTTCAGATAATATCCGCGGAGAGGTTACATTGCAACCTCCTACTTTGTAAATTTACAATACGGTAACAATTATGTCTAACCCGTTTGCTTTAAATCTAAAGAATGAAATCAATTCACGGTTCTCTATTGATGCCGTGAATATGAGTTACTCTGACTGGGTGTGTAAAAATACCACCCTGCGGTCTGCTCCTTTTAACTTTAAGCGATTCCCCTTTCAAAAAGCAATCGTAGATGACCTACATCCCAACCTTCATGTGATAAAAATATCGCAGGTGGGCCTTACTGAAACACAAATCCGTAAAGCGGCAGCCTTCTGCGCCCGTAACCGTGGGGTCACTGTTTTGATGACCTTCCCCACTGAAGCGATGATGAAGAAAAACTCTCAAACCCGTATCATGCCTATCATTGAAACAGACCGAGCCTTTAACCTCGCAGGGGGTAAACCGATTCGCTCGATGGATATTCAGCAAATCGGCGACTCTTACCTGATGGTTGTACCTGCCACTGAGGGCAGTGCTACCTCAACCCCTGCTGACTTTATCATGGTGGATGAGATTGACCTCTCCAATCAACAAATGGTCGGCCTATTGGGGTCTCGTTTACAGGCATCCAGTTACCGAATCATGCAACAATTCAGCACACCTACGTTTGAAAACTACGGTGTTCATCAAGGGTACTCGACAACCGACCAGCGTGAGTATTTTTTAAAGTGTGATTGTTGTAACCACTGGCAGTTACCTAAGTTTACAAAAGACTTTATCCACATTGACAACCTACCTGATGAAATTAACTTAGTCGATATTGATAATAATGTTATCGACACTTATGGCCTCAAACTAAACAACGTGTTTGTTAGCTGTGAAAAGTGTGGTAGTGAACTCGACCTGCAGGGGGGTAAACGCGACTGGGTAGCTGAGTTCCCTCACCGTGACCTCGCTCGCGGGTATCGTGTTCGGCCATTTACAGTTTCCACCTTGTCTCCTGCTTACATTATCAGTGAGCTTATTAAATACCGTGACCGTGACTTCTTACGCGGGTGGTATAACACGGTACTGGGTGAGACTTTTGAGGAAAGCTCTAGTCGTTTAACGGATAGTGAATTAAAGCCTTGCTTCCAACTAGGGGCTGCACCTGAGGTACTTTATCGAAAGAACTTTGTTGGCATTGATGTGGGTAGTATTTGTCATATCACCGTGGCTAGTTGCTCACAGGGTTTAAAGTCAGGTGTAGATTACCTTGAGTTTATCACTTGTAAAGATGATGAATTACTTGACCAGTTAAAAGCTCTCGACTTAAAGTATAACTTTGCCCAAGGGTGTATCGACAAATACCCTGAACAAACACTAGCCAAAAGTATTTTTGACTGGAGTAACGGGCGAATTATCCCTGTCCAATATTCAGGTACCTTAGAAATTAACGATAAAGTTGAAACAACCAAGACGCTTCAAGTTGACCGTACTGAGCATCTTGATACCTTAGCTAACCTTATCCGTAAATCCTTAGTTCAATTTTATAACTATGGGCAACAACGTGAGACCATTAAAGCTCACTTACGCGACATGGTGCGGGAAAAGAACGGTGAAAAGAACCCTACTTGGCGTAAACTTACAGGAAAAGACCATTATTTTCACAGTATGGCTTACACCAGTACAGCAATTAAGTATTACACAGGTGAGTTCACAGGGTATCATCAGGAAACCACCCCTAATACAGTGCTTCATTTTGCAGGGGTCAACATGGGGAATCAGTCAACAGGTAATCTTTGGGGTTATCGGTGATTATGTTACAATCCCTTAACTCAATAAATTTTGTACAAGAGGCGACACCTCATGGCTGCTACTAGCTTAACCTCCAAACTAGCTCAAATTGTGTTGCCTAAAAAGGTAGCCAATCCTCAGGGTGTGGCTGACAGTCCCACTTACCAAAGTAACAATCCTGCAAACGTACTAACCGTTCCTCAGTATCAGGAACACTTAACAGACATTTTTGCCACACGGGTTACCTCCGACTCTAAAGCTTTAATGGAGAACCTGTTAATCCACGACCCTGATGCCTCTGCCTCTCTTAATGCCTATTTAACGATGTCAGATACTGAGATTATCTCCTACGTTAAAGATGCTAATGGGCAGATTGACCGCAATGGGCAAAAGGTTCTCAATGCCATCATTGACTCTTTAGTTACTCGGTATGACTACGCTTCTGTGGGGTACTTGTACAAACCTACCTTACGAGCTATTGCCGAAGAGCTTCGTTATATGCTCATCCTTCGGGGGGGTATTGTCTCGGAAGCCATCATCTCTAAAGAAGGTATTTTTGAGACAGTAAGACTAATTGACCCTTCTAGCCTCGAGTGGTTTGAACGCGAAAATGGTCGATTAGTCCCTGAGCAAGTACCCTCAGGTGGTGGAACGAATAAATCTTTAGACTACCCAACAATCTTCACATCCTATTTTAGACAGTCACCTAAGTCGGCTTACTCCTACTCACCTTTTGTTTCGGCCATTAACACCGTGGCTGCTCGTCAGCGTATCATCAATGACCTGTACCGTATTATGACTTTGACAGGTTACCCACGCTTGGATATTAAGGTGTTAGAGGAAGTCATCAATAAAAACGCACCTTTGGATATTAAAGCTGATAATGCCAAGTTGCAGCAGTATATCTCTAACACAATTACCAGTATCTCAAATACGGTATCAGGGCTACGTGCTGACCAAGCCTTTGTTCATACAGATTCTATTGAAGCCTCTGTGGTGAATACAAAGTCAGCAGGTATGACCTTAAATATTGACCCAATTATTAAAACCTTAAACGCGCAGAACCAAGCAGCTCTACGGGTAATGGCCACTATTCTTGGTCGAGGCGAGGCAGGTGTTAACACAGCTTCGGTTGAGGCTCACCTATTTGCGCGTAATGCCGAAGCCTTAAACTTACCTATTGCGGAATTATTCCAGCAGATTTTCACCTTTATTTTAAGACTGACAGGTAGCACTTCTCAAGTTATTGTGAAGTTTAGACCCGTAGAAATGCGGCCAGCTACTGAATTAGAAGCTCAATTAACTTTACGCCAAGCGCGTTTACTTAAAGATTTGAGCTTGGGTGTTATAGACGATGATGAATACCATTTAGAAATGTTTGGCCGCATTCGTCCTGATAGTGCTCCAATATTAAGTGGTACAGGGTTTGCAGATAAGGGAAGCGTAGTGGACGCTGGTGGTATATCTCCCAACAATGACCCCACAGGTAGGTCTGTGAGTTCGGCAGCGGATAAGAGTGCGAAAAGTAATGCGGTTAAAAAATAACTAGCTACACTAAAATAAAAAGCCTCCGTTTGGAGGCTTTTTATCGGTCAGGAACCCCCCAAACCTTAAACTTTGTGGAGTCTAAAACGGGTTTTAAACTCCACAAGCTTTTGTTGTTATCATGGCGAGGTTTGCACACGCAACCTTATTCGTGAACGATTGTTCTCTCGTTGTTGAGCTACATGACGACTATTACCTTAGGGTAGCTCCCCACCCCGCCTCTGTCTATACCTATTCTATAATGTGATTGCAAACCAAGTCTCTTTATAGTAATCTTTACAGTATCTACACAAACTTAACAAACGTACGCCATGAAACGTATTGAACTTAATGAAAAAGTGAAAGCTCTCATCAAGGCTTCTGTCGGTGATGAGATTAACTATGACTCTGTTGCTGTCTTTGAAGCCACAGCGGTTACTTCATTACCTCTTAATAAGCGCGGCACTATTTTTGATAAGGGTCAGATTACTGCTGAGACTTTTCAAGAAGCAGCTACCATGCTAAATACAGGTAGCTTTGTTCCGTTACATACGTTACACGAGCAAGGTTACGAGATTCCCGTAGGTCGCGTGTTCCACGGTGAAGCTCTAAAAACTCCTCAAGGTTTTGACGAACTACGTGTGCTTTTCTTTGTCGATGGCACCAGTCCTCAGTTAATCAGTCGCCTTGATAATGGCACTATTGAGGAAGTCAGCGTTGGTATGCAGTTTAAGCGTTTGCTTTGCTCCACCTGCAATGTTGACTTGATGGAAGACCCTGAATCCATGTGGTCACAAACCTGTAAAAATGGTCATGTCATGGCTATGGGTACTAACCACATTAAGCCTGACGGTGTTGCGAATTTCCGTGAATTAAGCCTCGTATCTAAAGGTGCTAGTAATGGTGCTAAGGTACTAGGTGCACAGAAGCGTTTGCTCGCTTCTGCTTACTATAAAGAAGGGTCGCAATTAGCAGCCTCTTTGAAAGACCCTGAATTTGTGCTTTTTGGGTCACCCACTAAGCCTACTGAGGAAGACCCTATGTTAGTCGCTGAACTCCAAGCAAAATTAGGTGCTGCCACTGCCGAAGTGGAAACCTTAAAAGCTTCTGTTGCCGAGCTTGAGGCTTTGAAAGCCGATAAAGTTGCTTTAGAAGCTGCTGCTGAAACAGCTAAAACTGAAGCTGAAGCTAAGTTAGCTGCTTTAGAAGCTGAAAAAGTTGCTTTAGAAGCTGCTGCTGAAACAGCTAAAACTGAAGCTGAAGCTAAGTTAGCTGCTTTAGAAGCTGAAAAAGTTGCCTTAGAAGCGGCTCAAGAAGCTCAGTTAAGTGTTCGCCCATTTAAGATTCCTTTAGGTGGGATTCCTAACTTAACTGCAGCGAAGACTGATGTAACTAACCCTAATTCTGTAGACTTGTCGCATTCCAATGCTTTCAAGTCTCCAAAACGCTAACCCCCACTAGGAGAAAACGCGATGACTGCAATCGCCTCAGGAGGCGTGTCCTTAGTGGGCATTCCGCAAAATAACTTCCGTTTAACTTGCTACTTGGCTGCTGGTATTGTAGCTGCTGATGTAGGCAAACCTGTTGCCTTAGATACTTCGGCCAACAACACTGTTAAATTAGCAGGTGCTGGTGATGTAATCATTGGTAACCTAAAGACAACCTCTATTGGTACTACTGAAGGTACTCGTGTTGGTACTGTTGAGTTCAAAGGTGGTTTCACTTGGAACTTCACTGGTACTGTTGTTGTTGGTGACCAAGTTGTTGGTTCTGCTACTGCAGGTTCTGTTAAAGCAGGTACCAATCCACGTTCGTTAGTAGTTGCCGTTAACGGTACTACTGCTGATGTAATCTTCGTTTAAGGAGTAGGAAAATATGCGTCCTTTTAAAGATATTGTAAAAACTACTCCTGAAGCTATCGCAGCTTTGTTGATGGTTGAAAGTACAGGTGATTCTGCCGATAAAGGTATGAAGCTTGTTAAAGATGCTGCCTCTTTTGGTTTAAACCTCCGTGACTATTTAACTTTAGCTGTGGACACCAAAGGTGGCGACAACAAGTGGAAAGGTTTTAACGGTTATGAAGCTGTTAAAGTTGCCTTAAACTTGCCACACGCGAACGACTTTGAAGCAGGTATCACTCTTCAAGCTGCCGCCAATACCTTCCAAACATACGCGGGTACTCGCGCTATGTTCCCTGAAGTTATTGACGATATGTTGAAGTTTAAAACTCTTCAAGATAACAAAGTTGAAAACATTGCCGCTATCGTTGGCCAGTCCCGTACTGTGTCTCAGCGTGAAATGATTTCGACTTACTACGAAGATGATGCTGATGACCGCAAAACCTATATCGTTAGCGAGTTAGGCCGCATTCCTGTACGTTCTGTTCGTACTAGCGAAGCTTCTGTTAAGTTCGGCAAACGCGGTAGTGGTATTGAGATGTCTTACGAGTTTGCTCGTGATGCGTCTTTAGATATTTTGACTCCGTTCGCTTCGCGTATTGCTCGTGAGTTAGAGAAATCCAAAGTTGCTGCTGCAACAGGCATCTTGATTAACGGCGATGGTACTAATGCGGCTGCTGATGTACAAAACTTCTCTACCTTCGGCGCAACTGGTGGTGTGATTAGCTCTGCAAACTACAAAGCTTTAGCTAAGTTCTTAATGAGCAACGCCAACGCTGGTTATGTGTTTGATACCTTTGTTGTAAACTTCGATATGTATGTTGAATTGATGTTTATGGCTCAACCTATCATTGGCGCAGGTGCTACAAGCCCTGTTGACTACATGATTGGAAAAGGCGCACCTGCGGTCAGCACAACCTTACCGTTTATGAACGGCATGGTTAACGTGGTATTAAGCTCTGCAGTTCCTGCAGGTAAAATCGTTGCTATGACTAAAGCTGAAGCTTTAGAAGAATTAGTAATGGCAGGTGGTAACATCGCTGAAAGCGAGCGTTCCATTTTGAACCAGTCCATCACTTATGTGAAAACAGAAGAAACTGGCTACAAGATTGCTATTCCTAAAGCTCGTGTTGTCTTGGATGTAGCTGCTTAATAAGTTGCTGCTCTGAAAAAAGCCCGCGTAATTGCGGGCTTTTTTATGTTAAAATCTAAAGAACTTTTAGGAGTGTGTCATTATGTTAATTGTAAAAACAACTGGGTCCTTTATGCTTTGTCCTTTGGATGGCCAAACACCTAATATCGACTCTCAAAAACCTACCTTAGTTCCTGCAAGCTCTTTTGTAAAGACTCGTATCAGTCTAGGTCAACTTGAAGTCTTGGCTGAAGATGTGCCTAACACCTTAACACAAGCTGATGTTGAAGATTACCTAAAACCTAAAGCAGCGGCACCTGTGGCCAATAGTAAGGGTAAAGTTTCTAAATCTGCAGCCTCTAAAGGGGACTAACCATGACAACTTGGGTTGAGGATGCAACATCATCCGTTTTAAGTGTACGCTTGGTACGTGATGGGGATTTTATCATCCCTGACCCTTCAACGAATGTGACGTTAACTATTCGAGCTAAGTCTGGTGTCTTACTGCATATTGAAACCCAAACGGCTTCAGGTAGTGACTACACCTTTAATGTCCCTAACTTGGTGAATACGTTAACTAGTCCTAACTCAGTTGAGTCAAGGTTAGCGCAGGTCGTTTACATAGTTAATGGTGGAGCTTATCGACTTATATTGAATTATGAGATTACTGAGTTTGTACCTTTAACTGTTAACGAAGACTCGGTAAGAAGCTATATAGGTATTACTTTAGATGAGTTGGAGGATAGCGAGATTGACCTACTTAAAGCTTACTATACTCTTGTGGGTGCTTACGGCTCAAACTTTACCACACCCTTCAATGCTGAAGGTCTCAGCTCGTTTAACGCCAACAAAGCGGTGGCCTTGCAAGCAGCCCTTGACCTCGCAGTCAGTTTACCTCAACGTCTCGCGCAGAAAACGGACGCTGAGAAAGCTAGTTTTCAACGAGCAACAAAATTTGACCCCTATAAGTTAGTGGCCAAGTTAGAGGAAGAGCTTACTGACACCTTGGCGGCTATCCTACCCACCGCCAGCACCTTGGTTGGAGCCGCCTTGTTTGCTGTATCAGGCGGGGTTGACCCATTTACAGGGGCTTAGTAGATGAGAAAACTTCATCATAAAAGATTCAAAGTGGCTCTAAAAAACCTAACCCGTAACGCGGGGGTGATGGGGGAGTTTGTTGACCCCACAGGTGAGCTAACAGCAACCGAGGAGGTTAATCAACTTCTTCGGGTGACTAAGAAAGCTGTGCTGTTTGCTGGAGACCACCTCCTGTTTCAAGGTAATCATTATGCGGCTTCATCGTATAGTAAAGAAGTGTTAGACACTATTTATCGGTTAATCCCATTACCTGATAGAGTCGAGTGGCAGGTACAGCAGGTTAAAGTTGAAGACCCCACAACTGGTCTTCTAAAGCCTGTGAGTAATCTTGCTTCACCTGTGCAAATACTTCACTGCCGTAAAAAGATAGAAAACTATGGTAATGATGTGCATGGTAATAAGAAACCCAATACCTGTTATTTTATGTCCGAGGTAGTTGCTGTGGGTGACTTACTGGATGGTATGCCTGTAAAACGAGTTTATAGGGAACAGGATATTTATAAGGTGGAAACGTAATGAGTGAAGGTAACTTTGCCAGTATCTTTAGCCAAGTTGCTACTGCAGCTACGGAGCAATGTCACGCCACACTGGTTGGTAAAGTTATCAGTTCTCAAAATAAAGCTCTCCTAGCCCATAAGTTAAACCTCAAATTAGATACCTTTGGCGATGAGGTTCAAAGGATTATTATAGGTGTTGATAGAGGTTTATTTATCAAGGTTAATACTAAAGATAGGGAGAGGCTTGAGGTTGGAGCGGAAGCTAATCATCCCTACACTCTCCTTAGTAAGAAGTGGTTTAATAAGAAAAAGAGGCTTGGTGTACCGTATCTACCTAACTACTTTAAGTTTGGCAAAGCTGTTAACAAAGATGGGGAACCACTTGTGGGTTTAGATGCTTTTTTAAAAGGTAGGTTACAACATTCAGCCAGTATTTTTGGCAAGGTTGAGCCTAAGGATATAAAAATATACCAAGCAGGTGAGGAGTTAAGTTTAAAAAGAGGTCGTTTTAGCAACACGGATAACTTAATTCGACAAGCGGGTGGTGTATCTGCTAACCGTATTAAGAATTTTAGTCCACATTTTAGACACTATGAGGTTAAGGTTAACCTAGTAAAGAAAGTAAAGTTTTTCACAGATAGAGCAGTAGCTGAAATGATTGACCCCGATAATAATGAAAGCACTGGTTTTGCAAGGTCAAAATTATCCGCTAAAGCCTCTATAGGTAGACCAAACGTAGGTGCTTTACTTCATTGGTACTACCTTGTTAAGTTACCTGCTGTTATTAGAAAACACTACAGCTATTACGGTTTAATTAGGGGTTAAGATATGTTGATTGGTAATGGTATTTTAAACATTGTAGAAACCAGTATTCTTGCTAGAATTAAGGCTTTAGCCGCAGGTGCTACATTAACTCTTGGTTACCCTATTAAGGCAGTCCTCTTTGATGACTACACTTTTATAGAGACGCTACCTGAGCAAGACTTAATCGGCGCATGGCAGGTAGAGGCGGAAGTTGACGAGCATACTCTCTCGGGTACTTTTTTAATTACTGTAAGTACCTTTAAGGATGAAGGTTGTTTTAGATTGCGTAACCTTCTTAGTTTAATTTTTGATGATATGTTGCCGATGACCGAGTTTGGTTTATACCAACCTGACGGAACCTCAGTTAAAGGTTCAATCATTATTATGAACGGGGTTAAGGTCTTACCTGTTGAAAAAGGAGAAGAGCGACCCGCAAAGACTCTCGCTCTCCCTTTCAAATGTACTCGAACACTTGGACTTTAGTCCTCTTGCAAGGGGGTTAATGATGGAGTCTGACCCGCAACTTGTAAACCTAAGTTTAGGTAATGCCGAATTACATTAGTTTTAGTTCGGCCTTGTTGTTCAGCGATGGTTTGGATTTTGTCTTCCATTTCTTGTGTAATACGGATGCTGTAAATGACATCAACTTTAGTTTTAACTTTGGACATGATAACCTCAAATGTGTATTAAAAAAACCTGTGGTTATATGATTGTAACTTTGTTAAACTAGGAACACAACCACTTTTCTGTAACTTCGGAGACTAATTATGGCAGGTGAAGCCAAGTCCATTGATTTCTTAGTCGGCACCGCCACAATTATGTTGGGCGCACAAGCTGACTTACGCGATTTTCGTCCTGAAAGTCATTCCATCGGTTTAGTTAAAAATGTTAAGTTAATGGCGGAAGCCTCTTACATTGAATTAACTCAAGGTCTTCGTAACTCGGTAGTTCACTCTATTAAAACAGGTGAACCAGTACGTGCTTCGTCCGAAGTTTACGAGTTTAACGCCTCTAACTGGGCTTACGCTTTAGGCTTCAATGGTTACAATGTTAACCAAACTGAGCTTGAAACTACTGTTACTGCCGCCGTAGCGAGTTCCCCCTCTGGCACTGCTACCTTTACTGTTGCAGATACCGCAGGTTACGTTATTGGTGACTATGTAATGGTTCAAGTGGGTTATGATGACACTGTTATCCCACGCAAGCTTGTAACAGGTACCACTGGGTCAACTATGGTATTTGATGCCCCTATCAAAAATGTAGATATACCTGTCGGTGCTAAAATTCGCCGTTGTTTAGTTGTACCTGTAGGTCGTAAATCTGAGCAACCATTCTTGGCTGCTAAGATTGTGGGTACTGTGGCTGACGGCCGTGAAATCGCAATTGAGATTCCAAAGTTGCGTATCACTAAAGGCTTTGATCTTACTTTCCAAACAAGTGATTATGCCAACATGGGTTTCGAGTACACTGTATATGACCAAGTGCCTTCTGACCCTCAATACTTACGTTTCAAAAACGAGTTTGACGGTGCCTCGGCTGCGGTTTATACTACACACTAGAGTTAGATGTGGCAGGGAGTCCTCCCCTGTGCTGAGACAAGAAAACCCGCCTAGTGCGGGTTTTTCTTTTGCTTAACAAAACTCCCATGCCCTGTTACAATCTAAGACTTCAATAGAGGACACGTTTATGAGCATTTTAACTAAAGATTACCAAGCACCTGAGCCTTATTTTACTTTAAGAGATGGTAGAGAAATCAAAATGACCTTTGGTTTGCTAAACCGTCTTGCCCGTATTTCGGGTAATGTGGAAACTCTAGGTTTGATTATGGTGGATAGTGACTTACAGCAAGCTTTGCTTAGTCAGGTTTTCTCCACCTACGATGAGAAAGGTCGCCAAATAGAGGTGGCAGATATTGACAGTATTGAAGCCCCTATGGATGAGATTCTCCATATCTTAGCTTGGGTGTTAGAGAACCTCACCTATTTTTTTCTGCGGAATCTTCAGAACTCGGCGAAGATAGCTCAGCAGTACAAGCCCGAGGAAGGGGAGGAATTGAGTTCCAAGCTTTCCAAAGTTGGTTCAAAAGTTTAAGTTTTCAAGAGGCTCTAGCTTGGGCTTACGGGTGTTCTAAAAGTGAATTGCGGGAAGTATATTGGCGCGACACATTTGAGGACATCCAGTTAAAACTCCGTTTCAAGGTTGGGGAGAAGCAAGTAGAAGGCTCTCAAATGTATGAGGCCATTGCTAATGTTGCTTCCCAAATTTTTGGTAACAGTGAGGCTGAGACTTCAAGCTCTAGCAAGGGTAGTTTAAGTCAGGCTAAGGTGCCTGAGAAAAATGTGGTACGGTCTAGCCATGAGGCTATTAAACTATTTAGTGATATTTTTGGAAGGGGTTAACCTATGAGTGAAGGTAATAAAGAGAGTAAGTTGATTTTTGATACCCTCATAGGTAAAGACACCTTAACCCAAACCTTAGCCACGCAACTTGGTCACGCCACGAAGCTTGTTGCCGAGCTTGGAAATCTTAAAGCTAAAGCAGGGGAGATGAAGTCAGCTTTAAGTGGTATAGATGGAAAAGGTTTGACTTTAGTCGAGGTTAGCAGTTTAAAGACAGGGTTGCAATTACTTAACTCTATGCACTTAGGGGCTGATGCCCTAGCTAAAATGAAGCTGGGCTTAGGCACCAGTGACCTGACAACCATTAAAGCTGTCACAGCTTCTATGTCCGAGCTTATTGGTTTAACTACTCAATACTCTCAACTAAACAATAAGAAACTCCAGTTGGCGGCTTTTTCGGGAACCTTAACTACTAAACAGGTTGAGGAACACAAAGGTAACATTGAGGCTTTAAAAGCCATCAATAAAGGTTTCTCGCAGTCAGGTATTAACAATGAGGTGTCTAAACAAGCTCTTGCGCTAACTGAGGCACATACTAAAGCTATTAGAGACCAAGCGCGTGTTAAGCGCGAAAATGAAAGTCACGATGCCAGTGTGCAGCGTAACCGTATTATAGGTTTGGCTCACGAAATCAGGGAAGGTAAAAGTCGATTAACTCAAATTAGACAGGTTTCAGAACTTGAGGCTAAGCAGTTAGAAAACAGGCTTAAAGCTCACAGCTTGCGTAGTGAT